CTTCTATTGTGCCTCTTGTTGCCATCTTATTACTCCTTTTTGCACTTCCTAAGTTTGGCGTTAATTCTTTTGATATGTTAGATCTGGATATCATCTGTATTTAAACCGTAGATTTTATAATATCTTCTTGTTTTTGTGTTATCTCTTGTGACATACTATCACGTCTGTTTTGGAATAACAATTTCCAATCATTAATCCAATCATTAATTGTTGGACTTTCTTTCCGTTTAATTCTTTCTTTAGTAATAGGAGATAGATTACCCTTTAATTTTCCTTTACGTGTTTTATTTATCATATCTTTTAATTTTTTATTTGAAAATTTTATTATTTCTTTATACCCACCTAATCCTTGTTGATGAGCTAAATAAATATCAGTAATATCTACCTCTCTATCTCCATAAAGTTTTTTCATTTCAGAACCATTAAAAAACTTCTTTAATAAAGGAGCATGTTTAGCAGAATATAGATCAAATAGTTGTTCACTAATCTTAGGATCAAGAAGTTGATCAGGAGATTTTAATTCTGGCATTAATTCTTTTGCTGTTGAAAATTTAAATTGAAACAATCCCCGTGGAGAATTTTTATTATATTTCCCCTCTTTATTTTTACGAATTGCTTGTGGATTATTAGTAGATTCTATACTTGCTATAACTTGTTTTTCAAGTACACTGGCTAAAGGACTAGCTGTAAAATTATAAGTTGGAGTTTTTACTCTCTTTGGTTTACGTGGAGCAGTTTCAAATTTCTTTCTTTCCTTTAAAGGACCAGTTAGATCAGCATCTAAAGGAACAGAAAGGTCTTCTAAATTTTTTGGACTTTTTGCCATCGCTGTTTCTGTATCTCCAGCATTAGCTGACCCTGCTATAGAAGGTATAAGCGATGTTACTTTTTCTATTGTTTTTTCTAATAGTCCATCTCCATCCACATCTGTTTCCTCCTTCTTTTCCTCTATTAGAGGAGCAGTATCTAATCTATCTTGCATACTCTTTAAAGCTTTTGGTATATTTTCCATTGTCTTCGTAGGATTAAGATCTAATCCTTTATTAAATGGTCCTGTACCTGTATATACGGGTAAATCTGGTAATGGTGCTGTCTCTACTTCATGAGTAACAGGAGCTTTATATTTAAATTCCTCTTTTTCTTTTACTTCACTAAACTCATCTGGTTCTTTATTTATATATTCTTTATTTAATTCTAACCACTCATCTGTAGATAATTCATCATCATCCTCAGTCATTACAGGATCAGGTGGTGGACCTCCAAATATACTACTAATAATATCAGAAAGAGACATACCTAATTGATTAGCAGCACTACCAATCATTCCAAAGATTGTATCTCCACCTTCTTGAAAATTTTCAGGACGTAAGACTACTTCTTCTTTCATCTTTTCTACTGTCGTTCCTGTTTCCTTAACAAGAAGTTTCATCATCTCAATAAGGAACTTATCATCCCTATCAGCACTTTTACTTTCAGATACAATTTCTCTATCTCTAGCTACACCTTTAATCTTAGCTAGTTTCTCTGCTGCATTAATTTCAATCTTATCTTTTTCTAGATCAAGTTTCTCTTCCTGTATAGCAATATCGGCTGCTTTCTGTGCTGCATCTATCTTAACTTTTTCTCTTTCCAACTCTAGTTGTTGACGTTGTAACTCTAAGGTCATCTTTTCAAGATCTTCTACACTACCCTGTTCAGCCATACGCTGATTGTTCTGAAGAATTTCTTGAGCGGCTCCTTGAGTAATCTGACTAATAGCTTCAGGACTTCCAACACCAGCCTGTTCTATTCCTTGAGTTAACATTCCTGTCATCTGTTCTTCATACTGCATAATCATATGTTCTCTTATATTAGCTTGTAATATAGGAACTAGAGCTTGCATGATAGGATTTTGTCCTAGAGTAGGATCAGCAATAAAAGCCTGTTTGACTGTTATATGAGCTTGATGATCTTGACCGGGGAAAGCTTTAATAGGCATTCCCTGTGACGCTGCATTAATATCAGAGATAGGATCACGAGGTTCAGCTTTTTGTTCAGGTATAAGGAATTGATCTGGATTTTCAATTCCCGCTGCATCCAACATGACTCTGTTAATCTCTCTAAGATTATACATTCCCTGTGGAGCTTGCTGCGCCATCTGCATAACGGTTTGAGCTATGGCTAACCTATGAGAGGAAGAAGGAACATTAGGATCAGATACAGGAATGATATCAATTCGACCATCAAAATCACTTTTAAAGATTTGACCTTCTACATTAGCAATATCATAAGGATATTCATCAGGAAGAAACTCATGATTGATTCGTGCTAGTATGCGTAATTCTTGACGTTGGCTATAATGTAGCCGTTTATGAATAGCACTAAAGAATTTAGTTGAAGCCTCTAGTAAAGCCAGAGTTGTTCCTACAGGACCATAGTTAGTTGAATCGGATATAACCTGTTCCGTAGCATCAGCAAACTTCTGTCCCGCTGCCGTTACAAACTGCAACATGGACATCAGAGTTTGAGAAGGCTCTTTATAAGGTAAAGGAATAATAGATTTGGTTAGATCAATACCTGTAGCTTCTACTTCTTTAAACTCACCTGGAGCTATAGCATCGTTACTTCCTACAATACGTACACCTCTAGCTTTAAATCCACCTGGAAGAGTAGCAAATTGTCCTGCATCTACGAGATTACGTACAGCGGAAGTAGCTGTAGCTGTTAGATTACCAAGGAAATGAATAAACCCTAAACCATAGAAACCAAACCCAGGAACAAAACGATAATGCGTAAACCAAAGAAGCTTCTCTTTACGAGGATCATCTTCTTTCCAGTTTCTCCGTATACAAAGAACCTTACGGCTATGCTCATCAACTGAAACAATATAAGGTAGAGCTACCGTCATTGCATTATCATCATCATCTACTTCTTCTTCAATCTCCAGATAACAATGCTGTTCAAGAATAGTGTATTGTGGTTCCTCATCATAGTTAGGTGTGATACCAAGGATCATATCCATCTTGGATTTAATAGGAGTAGGTTCTACAGGCGTAGCTTTGGGTAGTCCTTCATCATCATAATGATCAATACAATACATACCCGCTTCAATATCACGTTTAAGATCATTGGGAGAACGATAGACTACATGAGTATATCTCTCTGCATTCTGTAGATCAGAAGCAAAGTTAGAAACATAGAACTGATCAATAGGAACAAACTCACTCATAGGACGTTCAAAGGACATATCCCAATAAGTTTTCTTAAAGGCTGAACCAAAGACAGGAAGATTAAATAACATACGTTCCAGTTCGCTGAAGTATTCAGGCATCTGGTCTGTTAACTGATAGTTCATGAAGTTCATAACACGATTAGCTTGGCGATCCTTCTCAATAGTAGGATTACCAAGTATCTGTGTCTTTACCGGACCTTTAGAAGGGAAAAGTTCTTGAGTAGCTTTGGATTGGAATTTAACGGCTGATTCAATAAGAAGAGGATGGACGGCAGTACAAGCACCTTCAAATGGTTCGCTGGTTTCCCTAAGTTTAAGACCTAACAGATCAAAACCTTTTTCAAAGGTAGCTTCCCATTCTCCACGGCTTTCTTTATCCGCTTCAAATCCATCAATAACTTTAGTAGCAATCTCATCTAGATCATCTTGATCAAGTTGACCAACTATATTTTCATTATGATCATAGGTTATTTCTTCTACAACTTCTAAGAAACCTTGAAGTCCTTCATCTTCATCCATTGGAAGAATAACTTCAATCTCTTCTTCATCTACAACCATACCGCTTCCCCCTTGATTAGCATAGGGGTTACGTTCTACATTACTGGAAGTTCTATCAGCCATTAAACTCTACTTTTTTTGTTGTTTATTCATACTATCATGAACGTCAGCTAGAATTTCTTCTACTGGCGGTTCGCAATCACAAGTCTCAGGATCACAAGTACAACCTACTTTACCACACTTAGGACATTTTCCTAAGTCTTCTTTCTTTTTAAAATCTTCAGTTCCTTCGATGTCATCATCTTCTAAAGGAGTTAGATACACACTCATCCTATGCTTTCCTTCTTCCTTTTCTTACATTCAAAGCAAAGTTAGCTCTTTTACGAGTTTGAGGATTGGAACTTTTAGCAGCCTTTTTAAGTTTACTCTTAGGTATAGGCTTACCTTTTTTAGCTCCAAGCTGTTTACGTAAAGCTCCTTTAGTGCCTTTTTCCTCCATCTTTTTAGTAGCTTTTTGAATCCACTTTCCTTTTTTAGCGTGGACTACTTTCTGACCTGTCTTCTGTGCAAAAGCTTCAGCTTTATTTCTTCCCGCTGGTGTATAAGCGAAATGTGTTTTTCCTACTCTAGGCATTATTAACTCCTTGTTACCGCACCGCCGCCTCTAAGGGCTTTTCCCATACCACGCTGTTTACCTTTTTTCGTAGAACCGCCATGAGAATAATTAGCAAAATCATCATACATTTTTATATCCTTTTTAGGATCTAACTTAGGTCTTATACCCTCTCTGCCTTGATAATTTCTATATCTTTTAGGTTTCTTGACCTCTTTACCTAATTGACTAGGAATAATTGATTCTTTTTTTTGTTGAATAGTTGGTTTCTTAATTAACTTGGCACCTGCCTTTAAAAGATTAGGTAGTGCTTCAGGTGCAACTCTTAGTAATGTCTTACCTAAAGCTACAATCACTGGTACGGCTGCTAATGGTCCTGCCATTTTTTATTTACTCCTTGTTACCGCACCGCCGCCTCTAAGGGCTGCACCCATGCCACGACCTTGGCGTACTGAACCGCCGCCTTTCTTACCTGTTTTATATCTACTCTTACCAATATCCTTACGTGATCGTTTACGCGAAGGAGTTAGAAAACTTCTGGCTTTAGGTGCATCTTTTCCATGTTCATCTACTAATGCATAATCTTCCGCAGTATCAAAGGTTATTTGTGTATCTTTATCACCCCATTCTAAACCTGCTTTCTTATTTGCTTTCTCTCTTTCCCGATAACCTGTACTTCCACGATCTTTCCATTTCTTTTTAGCAGCCCTTTGTTTTTTCTTTAACTCTGCCTTATTTTTTGCAGTTCTTTTTCTAGAAGCTTCTGTTATTTTCTTGTT